GCCCGGAAAGACCATGTACATGGCCACCGGCATCACGTTCGGTGGACCCGCAACGAACCACATTGAGCGGGTCGGGTTCCTCGACGACAACAACGGAATGTGTTTCCAGATCCAAACGCCGACTGCCACAAACCCGACCGGAATGTGCGTGATGTACCGCTCCGACATCAAGGGCGTGCCTTACGATACCGTCATCCCGCTGAATCAGTGGCAAGACCCCTACGGCGTTACCCAATCCCTCAACTGGACACAAATCCAGATGCTGTGGATGGAGTTTGCTTGGTACGGCGCGGGCCTCATGCGCTGGGGTGTGATCCTCAACGGTGAACCCTACACGCTCCATCAGATCGGCCAGGGCAACGGCGGTCAAAACATTCCGTGGGCGCGTACGGGGAACCTTCCCGTTCGGTACGAACTCCGCAATTCCGGTGCGGTTGCTTCCGCCCAGACACTCAATCACTGGGGTGTCTCGGTTATCGTTGAAGGCCAGCGTGACCAACAGCGTGGGTTTACTTACGGCTACGGCATGGCCGCTGGTACGCCGACACGCTCGCCTGGATCCGCTGCAACGCGTTATCCGCTGCTGTCGCTGCGCTATCGCCCGATGGGGACCATGGAATATGGGGTTGATAGCAACTACTCCGGCTCTAACGGTACGCTCCCGGCCAACGGTGCAGCGATCACGTCCGCCAGCTCGACTGCAACCGCTTCGACCATTGTTTTGACTGGTACGCCGCTGACTCCCAATGCCTGGGTGGGCAAGTCAATCTTCTGCCGAGCTGCCACGGCATCAATCACCGGCATCACGATCACAAGCGGCGTCGCGACTGCCACCACGGCGGCCAATCCCAACTATCTGACAGTGGGCCGATGGGTCATCATCGCGGGGGCAACTGCAACCGGCACCATCAACGGCCAGGTGCAGATTACTGGGGTGACCGCGTCGACGTTTACGTTCAACACGACGGCGTCGGGCACGGTCACTGGCACCATCACCTATCAAACCGGCCTCGGCACTGTTGGCCGCATCATTGCAAACACGCAAAACACGCTCACCGTGGTGGACAACGTGCAGGGCGGCCCGCTTCCCGTTTTGCCGGCCAGCTCGGGCAATTACATCCTTGGCATGATCGACCGTGGCCAAATCCTCCCGCAGACCTTGCAAATCTATTCGTCGGCTAACTGTACGCTGGAACTCATCAGCTCGACTTACTCCTCGCCGGTGACGCTGACGGGTGCCAGTTTTGCGACCATGTACAGCCTCGGCAGCTTGAACAGCTTCGGTGAGCGGGATGTTAGCGCCACGGCACTGACTGGGGGAGAGGTGGTGTACAACGCCCCGCTGCCGTCCGGTGGTCTCCAGACCTACGACCTTTCCCAGTTCTTCCCGCTGTACAACAACGTCCAGGGCAATCAGCCTGACATCCTGACGGTGGCCATCACCACGCCGTCGGGTTTCGCTGGCTCGGTGGGCGCGAGCCTCATCGCCCAGGAAGCTATGAGCTAATTGCGGAAACGTCCTTAACGGTTTATTATCAACCAAAGATTAGCGCCCGACGGGGCAGGAGTTTACAAGATGGCCATCCTTCACGACGCCCCCGGCTCGACCAACCGCCACAGCGCGAAGCACGCTAAGGGTCTCTCCATCAAGACCCAGATGTCCTCTCCCCACAAGAACCACGTCGGCAGCGGCTCCCGTCCGACCAAGTCCACGCACAAGATCGAGACCACCAGCCCGCACCATCCCCGCATGCTGGACAGCCGCCACGTTCCTGGCGCTCTGGGCGTTTCCGGTTCCATGGGTCCGAAGCACCCGACCAAGCCGCACGGCGGCACGAAGATGAAGTCGAAGTAATTCTAATTTAGACGGTGTTTAAATGGGCGTTAGTGGAAAAGGCAACCCGGCAAACCTGACACGCGCAGGCATGGGACGGCCTAAAGGTTCGCTTAACAAGGCAACCGTTGACATTAAGGCTTTAGCCGCCAAGCACGCAGAGGAAGCCTTCCGGGAACTGGCCCGGTTGGCTACCGAAGCAGAGAACGAAGGCACTAGGGTCGCCGCTATTAAAGAGCTACTGGACAGAGGTTACGGCAAGAGCCAGCAGTCTGTCGCAGTGGGTCAGGATCCGACGCTGATGCCGATGGGTGTCGTTGAACTTCCTCGAAAGGATTCGCCCCGAGATGTTTGACGAATTCAACACCGAAGGGCTGTATGACCCTGACCTGTCGGTCCTCAATGCCGCACTGGCAGTCCGCATGGCGCGAGGCGAGAACCAAGACGAGGCGATGATGCTCCTGGCGGAGATGTGGCAGCCAGAAGCTACAGTGCAGAACCTGATCTGATGCCGCTCAAGAAGGGTAAGTCCCGCAAGGCTATCAGCTCGAACATCAAGACAGAGCGCAAGGCCGGCAAGCCATTGAAGCAGGCCATTGCTATTGCACTGAGCCAAGCCCGCAAAAAGTAAGGGGGCCGACCGTTAATCACCGCACTCTGGCTGGCCTGCGCCACCATGCGAGCGATAAAACTCGGCGGCAGAAAAACGGCCATATTCAAATTCAAAAAATGCTCGGTCGGTCATTTGAGCGCAATGCTCTTCCGTTACAGGAATCCCACGCACAAACGTCAGGCCATTGACCCGAGCAATGCGGCCGATCATTGCCAGCTGCTCCGGCGTCCAACGCGCATCATGCGTAACGCCAAACACTTGAATCATGCTGCACCCGCAACTGGTGACCATGCGAACCCGCGCAGGGATACGCTCATGCTTCAAGCGATTGCGGATGTGCGCGGTCATTTGCTTAAAGTTGGTCATTTTGAGGCTCCTTGCCTGGGGCGTCGCCCCGTGTTGATGTCTAGATCATACGGACATTATCCGCACCGTCAAGCACATAATCAGAGGTTATCCGTAATTTTCCCGCTTGCGCTACGGATATCGCCGTGTTTATATGATGGCACATCAACGGGGCAGCGCCCCACCAGCTAGGACAGAGACCATGAACAAAGCTGAAATTCAAAACTGGCTGACCTATTGGGAAAACGCCGGAATGGTTGCGGTTGATAACATCTGCGCCTTTGATCAGGTGCATCAAGCCCGGAAATATTGCGCTTGCATGCGCCAGGGCGTTTTCACTGATGTGACCGACCTAGAAATTTGGCGGGCGCTTGTTGCTCTTCGAGCGGAGGTGGCGCAATGACCCGCTACACCGCAACCTGTACCGAATGCTTCCAACAATACCACGCTTGGGCGGAGCGCATGCCCTGCCGCTGTCCTGACTGCATGGCAGACCTTGCAACGTCCAGCTATGAAGCCCGCCAGCTGGGCCTCGGCCCGCCTGTTGGCATGCTTCACTTTGAAGAGGACACCGAATGACTGGCGACGAGCTGCACGACGCACGCGGACGCCTCGGCGACCTCTGGTACCTTGGCCGGCCTGTCTCCATGGCGGAGATGGGTCGCGCCTTGCGTCTGGGTGGGCGAGATCCTGGCGAGAGTATCCGCGACTATGAGCGCGGCACCACGCGCATCAGCGGCCCGGTTTCCGTTGCCGTTGAAATGATGCTAATGGGTATGTTGCCACCTGATGGAATCCCGCGCCGGCCATGATCCCGACCGTCTGGACACCGACACCACGGCAACATGAGTTCCTCGCAGCGCCAGAGGATGAGGTGCTGTATGGCGGCGCAGCTGGGGGAGGCAAGACCGATGCCCTCATCATGGATGCGCTCGGCTGGGACGCGTACACCAAAGCGGAGTATAGGGCGCTTATTCTCCGCAGGACCTATCCCGAACTGAAGGAGGTCGTGGACCGCACCAGGGCGATCTATCCGGTGATATGCCCGACTGCACAGTTCAACTCGCAGGGCAGCGAATGGCGGTTTCCGTCTGGCGCCCGCATTGAGTTTGGCTACCTCGATAGGGATAGCGACGTGCAGCGCTACCAGTCCCGGCAGTTCCAATGGATAGGCTGGGAGGAACTGGCGCAATGGTCATCGCCTCACGCCTATGAGTACATGATCAGCCGCCTACGTGCTCCTGATCGGCTCGACGTGCCGGTCTACGTCAGAGCTACGTGC